ATTGCCACAGGTCTAGATGGTGTATTACAAAACATTACAGAAAAGATAACATTAAATACAGAAAATAAAGTAAAAGGTATTACTGGTGGTGCAGTAGAAAGTGCAGTATTAAAAGATATTACAGAAGACGTAGCAAAGAAAACACCAGAAGGTGATGCAAGTGCGATTAAGTCGATACTTGGAAAATCAGATATTGGTGGTACCATGAAAGGTATTGTAGATAAAGTTAAAGGAATTAAATTTACAAGTCCTTTAGAACTTAAAAATAAAATACAAGACGAAGCAGAAAAAAGTGGTGTGCCTAAAGATGAAATAGATACTGCAACAAGTACAGTTGATAGAGCAGATGCAGAAATAAAATCATTAAACACTACAATCGCTGGTCAAATGGTATTAAATAAAGATTTTTATCGTATGCCAAAACGTGTCGGTGATGAAATTAAAATATGGTCAGGCAGAAATAGTGGTAATGAAGTGTTTACTTATGTATCTTCTGTTGAAGAATTAAATTCAGAAATACACGCAATTTCAAGACCACTATCAGAAGTAGTAATTCATGCGACTGAAACTCCAACTGACAAAGACATAGGTGCAATAGAGATAAATAATATACAATCGCAGTTAGGACATGATGGTATTGGTTATCACTATGTCATACGAAGAGACGGAAGATTACAAAGAGGCAGACCACCAGACAGAGTTGGTGACCATACATCTGCAAATGGACACGATAAATTTTCTCTTGGTATCGTGCTTGTTGGTGGTATAAATGTTGCAACTGGTGATGTAGATGCACTTGGTAACAGGTCATCATCTTCATTTACAAGAGAACAGTATACAACACTTGAAAGATTTTTACAAGCATTTTATAGTAAATATCCAGGCGCTAATGTATTTGGTCACAATGACTTAGATGCAGAGGAAGAAGACCCTTACTTTGACGTGCAAGAATATGTCGAGACAGTATTTAGAAAACAATTAAATGGTATAGGAGACCCACTAAACGAAGGACCAGTTGACCCAACAAAAGACCTTCTTAATATAGCATTAAAAATATTAAAGGTACCAAAATGATTTATGCAAATGAATATGGCACAATAGACTTGTTATCAGAACAATTCTTACAATCATTAAAAAGTGATAAAGGCACTATTGGAGTAAAACTATCAGGTGGTGCTGATACGGCATTACTATTGCATTTACTTGCAAAAGAGATATCAGAAAGAAAATTAAAGTTTAGTATTTTACCATATACTTTTAATGATAAACCAGATAGATTTATTGTTGCTCAAAACATTATTCACGAAGTTGCAAAAACATTTCCAAAAGTTAAATTTGAAAAACATCAGTATGGTGAAATATCACTACCATATAGAGGAGTATTTGACAAATGGGCACTTAAATTAACAAGACATCATGACATTGTTTTCTTTACAAATGGTGTAAATTTACCAGCGCCAGAAGAAGCAATCACTATAAACAAAGAATTAGCAGAGTTTGTAGGAACACGAGAAGCACCAAGAAACTATGATACTCAAGACTTAGAACGAATTGGAATACAAGACATACCAGAGTATTCGCCATTTAAAGATGTTGATAAAAGATTTACTGCACAAGTATATGAAGATTTGTTTTTATTAGAAACTTTATTTCCATTGACTAGGTCATGTTTAGGAAGTGCAGAAGTTACTGACTATCATGAAAAACCTTGTAAGATGTGCTACTGGTGTGAAGAGAAGTATTGGGCATTCGGACAATACGATGAAGTAGGATAATTAGATGACAACTAAAAAAGATAATTTTAAATTAAGAAGACAAAAATTAGGTTCAGGTTTAGAAGAAAGTCTTGGTGTACCTCAGGAAGGTTTTCAAGACCCAACGGGTGAGTTTCCAAAAAGAGAGTATAATTTTGGGTCATCAATAAATCATGCGGCAAGAGGTATTAAAATTAATAATCTCTATACTAGTGGTGGAGATATTGGTGTATCACTTAACATTGCAGACCAAAGACCTTCTGAGTTTCCTTTCAACCAAGTAGATGAAACTACATCTGGACATGTTGTTGAATATGATGATACACCTGGGGGTGAAAGAATCTTAATTAAACATAGAACTGGTGCTGGTGTAGAAATGAGAGCAGACGGAAGTGTTATCGTTTCTTCAACAAATAACAGAATCGAAGTCACAGGTGGTGACCAAACAACTATAGTCGAAGGTGCTGGTAATCTAGTTTATAAAGGTAATCTTAATTTAGTAGTCACAGGTGACTATAACGTTGATGTTGGTGGTAATTATAATGTACAAGTTGCGGGTAATATGATTGAAGGTATTTCAGAAAACCATCGTACATTTGTTACAAAGAACTCAGAGTATGTTACAAAAGGCACTAAGTCAACTAAGACTATTGGTAATCATACTGACATTATGTTAGCAGATAATCATCAATATGTCAAGGGTAATCAAAACAATTGGGTACAGGGTGACATTGAAATTGCTACAGAGCAAGACATGTTTGTATCTGCAAAGAGTTCTCTTGCAATGACAAGTGAAGTCTTTAATGCGACAGGTGTTAAACAAGTATCAATCTTTGGTATGAAAGGTTCTATCGGTGGTAAACAAGTTGACTTTACAGGTCAAGTGTTTCAAGGTAATGAAGGTCCTGCACCATTTACCAGTGGTGCGGCATTCTATGGTTCATTTCATGGCCAAGCAACTGAGGCAATGTTCTCAAGAACTGCATGGACGGCAGAGAAATCTAAGTTTGCAGAAAAATCAGATGTTGCAAATGCGGCCTTTAAAGCAAATACTGCGGCCCAAGGTGCGGCCGCATCTGTATCTGAAACAGACATACCAACAGGTGGTGCACCAGAAATCGTTTTAAATCAAGAAATCAAAACACCAATTGGACCACCACCAATTCCAAGTATTGTTGCGGCATACGGTAGTATGGGTGATTTTGCGATACGTGACGTTGCAATTGATGAAGGTGATAAACTGAAAAACAGATTAGACTTATCAGATGACTATAAAGGTATTTTCGATAAACACCCAACAACACAAGAAATACGTTCTAGACTAAGAGGTATTAGAAAATTAGGATTCTTAGCACAACGAGGTCCTAGAGGTGATGTAAGTAATTTACTTGGACAATTAATTGCAGAAGGACGAGTGAGTGATACTGCATATAGAACAACACCAGATAAAATAGGAAGAACTGTAGGTAAAGAACCGAGTTCTAGATTTGGTTACACTGCTATTGGTAACGCAATAGACAATCGAGGAAAGAGGTTTACACCAAAATGATGATATTAGTTGACCCAGTATTTAATCCTAATGGAGTAGACAATGTTAGTTCTGCTACTAAACTAGGACCAGGAGTAACAATTGCTAAGTTTCTTGGTGCATATGGAGATAGAACTGCATTTAATCATGTTGGTAGCAATGATGAAAGAAAACAAATTGCAAGACAATTGTATTTACAAGCAGAAATGATGCGAGTAATTCAAGGTAACATTGATTTATTTAATGATGTTCGTCTAATTGTGAGTGAAGGTATCTATCGTGCAGGTCCATCAGAAACACTTGTCGATGATACTCTTGCAAAGAGTAAAGGTGAATTAGTGTTTTATCAAGTCATTGGTAAAGATGGAACAATAGATTTTGAAAAGACATTTGATATAGCAGAATATTGGAAAGATTATACAAACTACGATGAATTACGTTTAGATTACGATACTTATAATCCAGACGGAACTCTTACTGCATCAATAGGCGTATTGATGCCAACAGTAGACCAAACGTTTGAGGTAAACTTTAAAAATGATGTTAGAACATTTTTTAATAATTCATTACAGTCTAAAGACGAATTAGTAGAAATAAAACAAGAATTTCTAACATAAGTTATTAAAAATTAAAAAAGATTAGTATAAATAGACATATGGCAACAAGAAGAGCATACTCTAGAGAAGACCAGGGTGATTTAAACACCACTAGTATTGCTACGAGTAGGAATGTTGACTTTAAAGATATTGATTTATCTTTTCAAGTAACTGCAACTTCTGGTGATATATTTAAAAAACAATCAACTGCCGCAGTAAAACAAGCAATCAAAACTTTATTACTTACAAATAGATTAGAAAAACCTTTTCTTGCAACTTTTGGAGGAGACTTACAAGGTCAACTATTTGAATTAGCAGACAGAGACGGGTCAACTATTATTCGTAATAACATTATAGCAACAATTGAAAGATTTGAACCAAGAGTTAAAGTTTTGAATGTTATAGTTGCTCTAGAACCAGACAGAAATAGATTAGGTGTGACAGTAGAATTTAAAGTAATTAATACACAAGAAACAGTTGTTTTCGAAACAACAATAAACAGGTTAAGGTAATATGGGACAAACAACAATTAAATCAACTGCGTTAGACTTTACTGCAATAAAAAACAATTTAAAAGTCTTTCTTTCACAACAAGACGAGTTTACAGATTATAACTTTGAAGCATCTGGTTTGTCAAGTGTTTTAGATGTTCTTGCATATAATACACACTATAATGGATTAATTGCCAACTTTGCATTAAATGAATCGTATTTAGGAACTGCTCAATTACGTAGTTCTTTAGTATCACTTGCAGAAGGTATTGGTTATATACCAGATTCAATGAATGCTTCTCAAGGTATTATTAACTTATCTTTAAATTTAGAAAGTTTAACAAATAGACCAACTGTAGTTACATTACCGAGTGGTGTAAAATTTGATGCAGTAGTTGACGGCACTTCATATGTTTTTCAGACTCAAGAAGAAATATCTGCAAGAGATAATGGTTCTGGTAGTTACTCATTTACAACCGCAGACAATATTGCAGATATAAAAGTTTTTGAAGGTACTTCAACAACAAAAACATTTAATATTACTGCACAAACAGAAAATGCGGCATATATTATTCCAGATGAAAAAATAGATATTGATACTGCGATTGTTCGAAGTTTTGAAACTCCATCAAGCACTGCGTTTACAACATTTACAGACCTAAGAAAAGCAACATCATTGACATCGACTTCAACTGTTTATATATTAAAAGAAACACCAAAAGGTCAATATGAACTTACTTTTGGTAATAAAACTGTTCTTGGTAGGTCACCTGTTGCTGGTAACAAAGTTACAGTTGAATACTTATCTGTTAGTGGTGCAGATGCAAATGGTGCCAAAGTATTTACGCCTCAAAATCAAGTAACAGTGAACGACCAGAATTTTACATTACAAGTATCAACAGTGTCAAATTCATTTGGTGGTTCTGATAAAGAAACTATGGAATCTATCAGAACTACTGCTCCATTTCAATATGCAACTCAAAATAGAGCGGTAACGGCAGAAGATTATGCAACTTTAGTGCAAAGAAACTTTGGTTCACTATTAAGTGACATATCATCTTTTGGTGGTGAAGATGCACTTGAACCAGAATTTGGTGTAATCTTTTTATCATTACTGTTTAGTAATGCAATAGAAAATGATACTATTTCAGGTGAAGCAATTAAACAAGCAACAAAAGATAGTATTGTAAGTTTATTTAAAGATTTATCTGTTGCATCATTTGATATTAAGTTTACTGACCCAATTATTTCATTTATTGAAACAAATGTCTTTTTTCAATTTAACCCAAACTTAACAACTCTTACAGAAAACACAATAAAAGACAACGTGCAAAATACAGTGGCACAATACTTTGCAGATAACACTGGTAAATTTAAACAATCATTTAGACGAAGTAATCTATTAACTTTGATTGATGCATTGAGTCCTGCTATTCTATCATCTAGAATGGAAGTAAAAATGCAAAGACGATTTACACCAACACTAACTGCGATTCAAAATCATACGTTAAGATATCCACAAAATATTGCAGATACAGATGATGTTAACTTTAGAGTAACTTCAACGCCTTTTACTTTTAGTGGTAAAACATGTATTGTTAGAAATCGATTAAATTCAAACATACTTGAAGTGTTTGATACAGTAAATACGGAAGTTATTGTAGATAACGTTGGGTCTTATACAACTGATACAGTATCAATTGTAGGTTTGCAAGTAGATGCAATACCAAGTGGTGATACATTTATAAAAGTTTCTGTTGTGCCAGAGAATCAATCATTTGTTACACCTTTAAGACAAGACGTGCTTAATCACGATGTAAGTAATTCACTTGTAGAAGTAGTTGAGGTAGACGTAAACGTATTAAACTAAGATGACACATAAAGTAGACGATACACTAAGAGACGATGGTAGACGAGAGATTTCTCAGATTACTGGGCGAGAAGTTAATAAAGTTATTCCTGAACACTTTAAAACAGATTATCCAAAATTAGTCTCGTTTTTAGAACAATACTATCATTTTGAAGATAGTGATGGTTCACCAAGTAGATTAGTAAATGATTTATTTTATACACGTGATATTAATCAGGTAGACGAATCTTTACTAACTTATATAGAAGATGAATTATTATTAGGGCAATCTTACTTTGAAGGATTCACAGATAAAAGAACTGCCGCAAAATTCTCTAACAATTTGTATCGTGCAAAAGGTACAAAGTTTTCAATCGAACAATTTTTTCGTATGTTTTTTGAAGTTGATATAGACTTAGAATATACGAAAGAACAAGTTTTTAAAATTGGTGAGGCAGAAAGTGAAATTGGTGCAGAATCGCAAAAGTTTATTACAAATGCAGAATTGTTTCAACAGTTTGCATTACGTATTACAAGTGAACTACCATTTAAAAAGTGGCAAAGGCCATATAAGTTATTTGTTCACCCTGCAGGAATGTTTATTGGGTCTGCAGTAAGATTAGAAGGAATCGTAGATAATCCATTATCTGCACCAATTAGTCTAGTTGACTCAGATGTAGGACAAGTTGATGTGGTAGGCGCAACTGCGTTTAATTTTGATGAAGTAACACAATTTTTACCTGAAATAACTGGTATTGCAAGAGATAGTGGAGACAGTGACGGTATATTTAAAAGAGTTATCATTGATGATAGTTTCTTTACATCTTTACAAAACACTAGTCTTGAAGATATTCAGAAACAATATTCAACATTACGTGCCGCAGAATTAAGAACATCACCAACATTTGATGCAGATTCAAATGGTGCTGGTACGGCAACAAGTAATTTTGAAATAGACTTTAGTAATGACTTTTCTTCTGAAACTATGGACCAAGAAAGATTTGAGTTCTTTAGTGCAGATAGTGATATATATTATTCAAAATTAAGTAATCCTGCACACTTACCTTAGAAATAATTTGTATAAATAGAAAGATAGGAAAAAAAATATGACAAAACTAGTAATCTCAAGAGGCCAAAATGCAAACGATGGTACAGGTGATACTCTTCGTGGTGCCGCTGCCAAGATAAATTCAAACTTTTCTGAACT